AGATACAACAACAACATTACACCATACTACCTCTAAAACATAATAGAGTAGCACTATAATAGAGTACTACAGTACTACACTGCTACTGTACATCACCCGCAACTATAGCATGCTACCATAGCACCATACTATAGCACCATACTATAGCACCATAGCACTACTATGCTAACACTAATAGCATGCTACCTTACTCTTATATAGTATGTGAGTACTTACTAACAATACTTATGCGCTAGCGTACTTACTAACTTGAGGATGGTGGTAGCCTTTTTTGAGTTTTGTGATTCCTTCCTTCCTTAAGCACCTATCTATTTTTTATAAACTTTTTCAGTAGTACCACATTATAGTACTTAGCTAGCTAGTACTGCTATATACTAGATACCTAGTTACTACTGCATATAACTAAGATAGTACTGGTACTATAGCTGCTATCGGCACTATACCTAGTACTCTCCTATTCTTTATAATACTAGTAATATGGAATATAGAACTAAAGGAATACAGGCAAATGGATAAGGTTTTTACTGGTACAGCTGGGCGCGCACTTGAGCTACTAGGAAATGGAGTAAATGCAGAATCTGTTGCAGCTGCACTAGGTGTTACTCCTAGTTATATTAGTACACTTATAGCAGATGAAGAATTTACTACTCAGCTAGTTACTCTTAAATATGAGAAGCTTAGTAAACATAATGAGCGCGATGATAAGTATAACTCAATAGAAGATAAGCTATTAGAACAGTTAGAAAGTCTTCGTCCACTTATGATGAGACCAATGGAAGTATTGCGAGCAATTCAGGTAGTAAATGCAGCGAAACGCAGAGGTGCAGCTTCACCTGATTCTATTGTAAATAAACAAGCATTAGTACAACTTACAATGCCAATACAACTAGTACAGAAATTTACTACTAATATAAATAACCAAGTAGTGGAAGTAGAAGGACAGGAATTAGTAACTATTGATTCTAAGTCACTACTATCTAAGATAGGAAGAACAGATGACTACAAAGCAGCAACACCAGAACTTACATCAGCAACACCAAGTGCTACATCAGCGTAATAAGGATGCAGCATGGGAACGCTTGATTATGATTCAGGCACAGTTATCTTCTACTCCTGATTCTGCCACTACTTCAGGTTCTTTAACTACGAGCATAGCTCTACTAACTAAACTATCTAATAAGTCTTACTATGGCTAGATATGACTCTAGAGCAGATGCAGATTTAGGATTTACTAAACATGAACTAGATGAAGCAGCAGCTAAACTTACTCCTGTAGAAGATGAGCCTAGTACTGTAGATGATTTTACCTTTACTAGTGATGAAGTAATTAATGCAGCTAAGGAATCTCCTGACTTTCTAGCAGGCTTAGTAATGCCAGCTATATTTAAATACATGCTACCACCAGTATTCGTAGCTATTTGGAACTGGCTTGTATCCTTTGTTAATATATCTAGGATATTTCCACAGCTTGCAATAGGACTTCCTCGCGGCTTCGGTAAAACCACAGTTATTAAACTATTCGTAGTATTCTGTATCCTATTTAGTAGAAAGAAGTTCATACTTGTAGTTTCTAGTACTAGTACTCTAGCTGAAAACATCATTAGTGACATAGCTGATATGTTAGATGAACCTAATGTAAAGAAAGTATTTGGAGACTGGAGAGTAGGACTAGAAACTGATAGAAAAGACTTAAAGAAGTTCGGCTTCAGAGGTAAAGATATTACTCTTGCAGGACTAGGTGCTGGTACTTCCTTACGTGGACTTAATATTAAGAATGAACGTCCAGATGTAATGATATTCGAGGATATACAAACTAGGGAGTGCGCTGATTCAGAAGTACAATCTAATGCTCTTGAACAGTGGATGTATGGTACTGCTATGAAAGCTAAGTCTCCTCATGGCTGTATGTTCATATTTGTAGGTAATATGTATCCTACAAAAAACTCTATATTACGTAAGCTCAAACTAAATCCTAAGTGGACTAAGTTTATTGTAGGAGGAATTACTAGTAAGGGTGAATCACTATGGGAAGAACTACAACCTCTTACACAACTACTTCAGGAATTTGAGAATGACTTAGCATCTGGACATCCAGAGATATTCTATAGTGAAGTGCTTAATGATGAAAACGCTAGTGTAAATAAGCGAATTGATTTATCTAAACTGCCACCATACCCATATACAGCAGATGAAGTAATACTAGGCAATTATATAATCATTGACCCTTCTAATGATAAGTCTAATTCTGATAGTGTGGCTATAGGATACTTCGAAGTAATAGATACACTTCCTGTACTTAAAGACCTAGAGAATGCAAGACTAAGTCCAGGAGATACTATTAGAGTAGCACTTACTATGGCACTTAAGTATAACTGTCGCTTAGTAGCTGTAGAATCTAACGCTTATCAGTACTCCCTTCTATACTGGTTTAAGCACTTCTCTGAACAACTAGGAATACAAGGAATTAACTTTGTAGAAGTGTATTCTGGTGGACTTAGTAAGCCTACTAGAATACTTACTATGTTTAAAGCATACATAGCTGGCGAGTTCTTTATAGACCCTAAGTTAGTATCACAAGTACACTTAGAAATATCTCAGTATAACCATCTCAAACGAGATAATACTGATAACATATTAGACTTACTTACCTATGCTGCAAGAGTACTAGAACTATATGCTGAATTTATTCAGTTTGATTCATACCTACAGATAGTAGAAGAATCTAGAGAACTTATATTACATAACTCACCATTCTAAAGGAACAATACATCATGGCAACACCTGATATTCCATTTATACCATCTATCAAATCACAAGAAGCACTAGTTAACTTCTCTACTGTTATTGCACAAGCTAATATTAACAACCAACGCCAAAGGTTCTTAGATATTGACTTAGCTTATATTCGTGAGCAAGACCAGACTAAAGAACATAAGAGAGCGCAACTAGCTAATAAGTATGGTGATTCTAATCGCCTTCAGAACATCACTATTCCAGTAGTAATGCCACAAGTAGAATCCGCAGTTACTTATCAAGCATCAGTATTCTTAACAGGTGTGCCTATGTTTGGAGTAGCAGCTGACCCTGAATTTATAGATGCAGCTCTCATGTTAGAATCAATCATTGAAACTGAGCAGATTCGTGGCGACTGGGTACGTAATCTTCTTATGTTCTTTCGTGATGGTTTTAAATACAACATTAGTGCTATAGAATGTTCATGGGATACTATGTCTACTGTAGCACTAGAGACTAATCTAGCACAAGGTATACAAGCTAAACCTAAGAATGTACTGTGGAGTGGTAATAAGCTTACTCGTATTAATCCATACAACTTCTTCTATGACACCAAAGTAGCGCCATCACAAATCTACATTGATGGAGACTATGCTGGTAAGCATGAACTTATGAGTAGAATTAAACTTAAGCAATTTGTAGCTAATCTTAAGTACCGTATGAACATGACTGAAGCATTTGAATCCTCTTCTAAGGGTGCTAGTGTACTAGGCATTGATACATCTTACTACTATATGCCTGATATTAATCCGCAAGTATCAGCAGAACTTAAAGATGGTGACTTCAATTGGATGTCTTGGGCTAAAATTGCTGGAGGTAAGCAAGAAATTAACTACAGTGATAACTACTTAGTTACTACTATCTATGCTAGAGTTATCCCAGCGGACTTTAATCTAAATCTACCAGAGCGTAATACTCCGCAGATTATGAAGCTGATACTAGTAAATCTATCTGTACTAATATATGCAGAGAAACAAACTAATGCACATAACTACATACCTATAGTATGTGGTGTACCTAACGAAGATGGCTTACAAGAACAAACTAAGACATTAGCTGAGAACTCTATTCCATTCCAGCAAGTAACTAGTGCTCTTATGAACTCAGTAATAGCTTCCCGCAGGCGCGCTATCAGTGACAGAGTTATCTATGACCCATCTAGAATTAGTGAAGCACAGATTAATAGTCCTAATCCTTCTGCTAAGATACCAGTACGACCAACTGCTTATGGTAAGCCAGTAGGAGAAGCAGTATATCCATTCCCATTCAGAGATGAACAAGCTGGCTTAGTACTAGGAGAAATCCAACAACTACTAGCTATTGGTAATGAAGTTAATGGTCAGAATAAGGCTAAACAAGGGCAGTTTGTTAAAGGTAATAAAACCCAATCAGAGTTTCAAACTGTTATGAACAATGCTAATGGTAGAGACCAACAAACAGCAATACTGTATGAAGCACAGGCATTTACTCCACTTAAGGAGATAATTAAAACTAACATACTACAGTATCAAGGTGCTGAGAAGTTATTCTCTAAGAGTAAGAACCAAGCAGTACAAGTAGACCCACAACGTATGAGAGATGCAGTAATGGAGTTCAAACTATCTGATGGTTTAGTTCCTACTGATAAAGTAATGGATGCAGAAGCATTTACTATCTCCTTGCAAACTCTTGGTTCTAGTCCACAGCTTGCTAGTGGTTACAATATAGCACCATTATTCAGCTATCTAATGAAACAAAGAGGTGCAGACTTAACTCCTTTTGAAAAGACTCCTGAGCAGATAGCTTATGAAGAAGCAGTACTAGCATGGCAACAAGCAGTAGCAGCATTTGCTAAAGGCTTAGAATCAGGACAAGTTACACAGGAACAACTTCCACCACAACCTACTCCTGAACAGTTCGGCTATACACCAGCAGGTAATAATAGTGCTGCTACACCAGCTAGAACTACTCAGAATGTAAATAATATAACTAATAACATTACTAATAACCGCGCGTAAGGATACAGCTATGAGCCCATTTGTAGGTGCTAAGCATCAAAGAGATAAAGCTATATCCAGAGGTAATACATTAGCTTATAGAGTATGGACTACTGAAGAAGATGCTGAACTACTTAAGTATGAAAAAGAAGGTCATAGTATCTATGCTTTATCTAAAGCATTTAAGAGAAGTGAAAAATCTATTAAAACTAGACTACATAAATTAAAAGAAAGGAATTAATTAAATGTCTAAACTATTAACATCACTATATACTAAGTATGAATTTACACCTGATGAAACTATTCAGGCTACATCATTTACAGACTTACAACTTCAATTTTTACAAACCGAATTAGCTATTGCAGCAGAGGAGAAAATAACAGCGACATACGACCCACTTAATCCAGTATCATATGCACAACGAGAAGCAGAACTAACAGGTAAGATGCTAGTATTACAGTATCTTATCGAATTAGGTAACACAGCAAGAGCAGCACAAAACACTTAACTCACAACTTATATTCAAAGGAAATACTATCATGGCATTATCAGACTTAATGGAATCATTCAAAGGCACACCAGCACCAGCGCCTGCACCAGCACCAGTAGTAGCACCTGCTACTAATATTCAACCGCCAGCAGATAATTCTGCACCAGCAGATTCTAATAACCCTACAGGTTCAGAATCGCCACTTGATACATTTAAGGACTTGTGGGAAACTGACCCTAATAAGCAAGCCGATACTAACACTAGTTTACTAGGGGAAATCAATCCTCAGAAGATACTAGAGCAAGCTAGTAAGGTGAACTTTGCTAAAATTGTTAAACCAGAAGATGTTAAACTAATACAACAAGGCGGTGAAGGTGCAGTAGAAGCTCTTGGTAGAGCATTGAATGCAACATCACAAGCAGTTTATGCTCAATCAGCAGTAGCAACAGCTAAGATAGTGGAACAAGCAACTTCTAGATTAGAAGAAAAAATCTTAGCTTCACTCCCAGAAAGAATCAAACAACAGTCGTTCTCTAACTCCTTGCGAGAAGATAACCCTGCTTACTCCCATCCATCAGCTGCACCTATTGTAGCTATGATTGAAACTCAAATGCAAACTAAATTCCCTAATGCAACTACAGCAGAACTTAAGGAAATGGCGAAGGATTACTTCACTAAAACTTTCTCTGCTATCTCAGGTGCTGATGCAACTGCTGCTAAAACTAAGCAGGAAGCAGCTAGCAAAGAGATTGATTGGAGTAAGGAATTTGGTATAAGTTAGTAACTAGTTTTATTTTTAACCAAATTAGGAGAAACATATGTTTAACAGAGCACAAGTGGTTCGTGGCTCAGATGGTATTGTACAGAAGCAGATGGTAGGAGATGGTATCTCTGCTAATCTAGGTACTACTATCCAAGCTACAGATTCTAACCAAACAATTACTGCAAATGCAATTAGTAATGGTTTATATGTACGTAATGGTATGACTGCTGGTCGTACTGATACTACAGATACAGCACTTAATATCTTAGCAGCTAATGCTGGTATAGATAATGGTGATAGCTTCTTACTAGTAGTATCAGTAAGTACAGCCTTTGCACTTACATTAGCAGGTGGCGCAGGTGTTACATTCGTAGCTGGTGGTAAAACTTCTATTCCAGCATCTAGCTTTGGATTAGTACAGTTTATCAAAACATCAGATACAACTATGCAAATGCGAATCCTCTAACATCAAGTTAGAACCATTAATTTAATTAAATAAAGAAAAGGAATTTATTATGAGTACAGGTATTTTACAGACTAATAATCTACCTATCGATTTAGCGAAGAAGTCGTTTGCTGGTATGATTACACGTCTTATGCCAAATGGTGCTGCACCATTGTTTGGTATGACTTCAATGTTAGGAGACGAACGTGCAGTACAAACAGAGCATGGTTACTTCTCTAAAACAATGCTATTCCCTGAATTGCAATTAAGTGCCGCAGTAGTAGCTGCTGATACAGTGTTACCAGTTGTATCTACAGCTAACGTACTTCCAGGTATGATTATGCGTGTCAATACTACTGGTGAGAATATCATTATTAATAATGTAATTTCTCCTACTTCAGTGTCAGTATCTCGTGGCATTGGTACAGTAGCTGCTGCTAACATTGCTATTAACGTAAGGTTATACCAAGTTGGTTCTGCATTTGAAGAATCTTCTATCAGACCAAACGCACTTAATATTAACCCAGTACGTATTACTAACTTAACCCAAATCTTCCGTAATACTTGGGCTGTCAGTGATACTATGCGTGAGACAATGGTAATTGCTGGCGAAACTAACGTAGCAGAGAGCAAGCAAGACTGTGCAGCGTTCCATGCTGCTGATATTGAGAAGGGCTTATTCTTCGGTCAACGTTCACAAGGTACTAGAAATGGTAATCCATTCCGTACTATGAATGGTCTTATCGCTATTGTTGGTAACTTGGCTAACTACCCATCTTACTATGTAGCACCTAACAACTTTACAGCAGCAGCTACTACTAACTACACACAGTTAGAGGGTTTTTTAGACCCAGTGTTTAACCAAGCTACTGACCCTAAAGTTGCTAACGAGCGTGTATTATTCTGCGGTGGTAATGCTAAACGTGTTATCAATAACATTGGTCGTTTGAATGGTACTTATCAGTTAGTTGATGGACAAACTAATTGGGGTCTACAATTTGCTACATTCAAAACAGCTCGTGGTATGTTCCGTCTTATCGAGCATCCATTGTTCAATAGTAATACTGATTGGTCTTCTATGGCTATTGCAGTTGACTTAAGTACATTTAAAATAGCATACTTAGGCGACCGTAAAACACAGTCTAAAGACTTTAATGGTTCTAGCAATGAAGCTACTGATAACGGTATTGATGCAGTAGGTGGTACATTAACTACTGAGTTAACTACAGTTATTAAGAATCCTCCAGCTAACTCAATCATTACAGGCTTGACAGCAGCAGCAGTAGGTTAATAGCAGTTAGCAGTTAGTAGTTAGTAGTTCTTCCCCCTGAATAGGGTAGTAGCTTATTTTACTACCCTATTCTTTTTTCCCTCTTGTATATTAGGAGTAACATCAAATGCATAAATTATATAAAGCAGTTCAAAGTAGTTTTCAAGTAGTATTAGCTAAAGGTGGTGTATGTGCCTTTGTAGGTAATCAGTTCCACACAGGTAATAAAGAAGTAATAGCAGAATTAGATAAAATGATAGTAGATGCTCCACACATGGGAATCTATGTTGATGAAAATGAGCCAGAAGTTGACCCAAATGCATTATCACCTACAGCTATCATTGAAGCAAAAGTACGTGCTAAGATTCTTGCGGAAATGGCAGAAGCTAATAATCCTGCAAATGACCGTGGTAATACTGTTCAAGGCAATTTTGCAAATTCTATTAATAACACAGATAAAGTAGAAGAAGCTGCAACTGGTATTGCACCTGAAGTTAAAGCTGAGTTAGCTGCATTAACAGCTACTAAGCAAGCAAGTACATTAGAAGCTATTAGAAATCGTGCTTCAGTGGTAGCTGCTGGCGGTCAAGGTACAGCAACAGTAGTACCAACTCCTGATACTAAGTTATCAGAAGATGAAGCAAGTACACAAGTATAAAACATATAGATAGGATGAACTTTCATGGCAGCTAATACACTACTTCAGTCTTTAATAGATGATACTATTACACTTACTAAGCGCCCAGACTTATTAGGGGAGACTAAACTTGCTGTTAAATCAGCTACCTTGAAGGTTCATACTACTGACTATATGCAGAAAGATTTGAAAGACCATTCAATACAATTTAACACAGAAGAGTATTTTCAAGAGTTTGAACCTAAGTTACTAATACCTACTTGGCGTGCGCTTAAGTACATTAGAAAAGTAGTACTAGACTCCAGTAGTGGAAACTACATTGGCGCTAATTTTCTTAGTATTGTAACTCCTGAAAGTATCCTTGATGACTACAGTGTAGAAAAGCCTGATGTAGCATATGGTGCAGGTACAGTTATTAAACTTAAGCTATCTACTAAAGAGAGAAGATTCTTAGTAGGTTGCTATGTGTATCCTACACTAGTAGATGAGTCTTATGAATCATGGATAGCTAGGGAGTTTCCTTATGCTATTATATATGATGCAGCTGCTACTGTATTCAAGGGAATTGGATTTGATGAACAAGCAGCACAATTTAGGTCTGATGCTGCATTATGGTTCACCATAGTTAAGAACTCAAATGTATTAGTAACTGGAGAATAGTATATGTCAGATGAAGCAACCGTATGGAATCCTGGTAGTACCCCGCTAGTCAATAGTGATGGTACTGTAAAACGCCAGTACTTTGTAGCAACTGCTGCGCAATCAGTGTTCAATCTAACAGCATTTGCATATGCTCTTAGTACTGAATCACTACAAATATATAAGAATGGTTTAGCTCTTAGATTAGGACTAGACTTTAATGAAACATCTACTAGTAGTTTTACACTCACTACTCCTGCTACTGCTGGTGATATCATTATTGCTATTGGCTATGTAGGTATCACAGGAGTAGTGAATATTCCGGGCAATGGTACTGTTACATATGCTTCCCTAGCTATTGGTTTCGCACTTACTAATACCGAACTACCAATAGTATCTCTTGCTAAAGGAGGTCTAGGACAAGCATTTGCAGACTTAGCTGCTGTTAAAACATATCTTGGTATTGTATCTTCTCCAGTACAGATTACACAAGAAGGTATAATGAATGTACTAACTCCTTCACCATTAGGTAGAGGATTTAAGGATATTATATCTAGTGGATGGTTGCCTGCATTTATCAATGATTTATGGGGAGGTGCTGTTGCACCTTTTTGGCTAACTGACCAAGCTACTGGAGTAGAGTACAGATTTACTAGTAATACACAACAGATAGATGATAATGGATTTGCTAACTGTGGCGCACTTGCAGCTAATGCAGCCATAGCACAAGGCTTCCAGTTATCAAGAGATTTATCTAATGAGACACTAGTAATATGGGTTAAGATATATAAAGTAGGCGCACCATCAGGTGCTAGTGTACACTTGTATGCAAGTACTGGTACAGCACCTACTGGCGCACCATTGTTTAGTAGTGGACTTCCTACTCCTGACACAGTAACTACTTCTACTGAAGGTTCTTGGTATAGGATTGCATTTAGTAATGTAACACTATCAGCTAATACACAGTATCACTTTGCTATAACCTCTGGTGCAGTAGATGCAGCTAACTATTGGGTATCTAAGACAGACCAAACTAATAGAACTTATCCATTAGGTTCATTTGCTAACGGTACTGCTGCACCTGTATGGTCTCCTAATACTGCTGTTGCACTATGCTTTATTACAGAACTTCCTGTTAATAAGCAGATGTTACAATCAAGTGGGTTACTTAGTGGTGCTATTGTGTTTCATGAAGCAGTTAATCCAGTATTATCAAGTCTACTATGTAACTCAATGCAGAACATTTGGGATGGAGAAGAAGCTACTTGGATATTCACTGGTACTCAGTTTCAAATCAATAAACCATTCTTTGATTGTGTGTATGGACTTACTAAGAACCGTATTACTGGCGCTGTTGATAACTTTGGTAATGTTACATTTAGTTGCTATGATGCACTAGGTACATTAAGAACTACTAGCAGCTTAGGTGTGAATGTAGTTACAGGTAATAGGCAGATAGTATTAAGTATCAGAAGTAAAGGTGATGGAGTTGACTCCATGACTATTCACATTGATGGAGTACAGAGCGGCTCTGGACTAAGTAATATTAGTATTAGTTTTAATGATAGGTTCAGAGAACTTGGTACTGTATGGCTTGGTGGTGGATTTAATGGTATTCCTAGTTGGTCTGATGAACTTACTATGAATGTATTACCAAGTTCCTCAGGCTGGACATACAGTGGTTCTAACGTAGAAGCTACTGCATTTAAACTTAATAATAGTAGATTATACCAAGTTAAGAACACAGCTACACTTACAGCTATTTATACTAAGCCTACAGCAGGACTTAATAATGGTACTGGATGGACAGTTAGCTTTACTGCTAATGTAACTGATGCAACTAGAACTGCTTTCTCACAAGCATCTACAGTTAATATCTTTGATGGTGCTAAACAAACTGGATATATGCTACAAGATTACTTTGTATCATACTCAAATGACTTAGCTACATATCTGAATAGTGACTTACATACTACTACTAGAGTAGAGAATGAGTACTTAATATGCGGTAGAGCTTCTGACCAGTATATGTTTGTTAATGGTAGATTCATGAGAGATGGTAGTGGTACTCTTACTACAGTTAGTGCAAGTAATCAGATAGTATTTGGAGATAACTCAGCAGTAGCTGGTGAAGGTAATAGTGTAATTTGGGATAACATGGCATATGCTGGTACTACTTACTTCATGCCTGTAGCTTCTAATGGATTAAGACTTAGTGAGTTTGTAGCACTTAAAGGTAATCAGACTAATAATATAACTGCGTTCTTTAATACTGCACCTATATCAGTTAAAGACTTTGCTGGTATAGCTGGTGGTTATATCGAGAAGTTAAAACATACTGTAAGTAAGAAAGGAGTATTAGCTAATACTACCACTACATCAGTAGCACAGCTTCCTATTGTAGATATGAGTACTTATGTGATTGGTAAAAACTTAGATGTAGAATATACTGGTACATTATCTAACAGTGCTGCACAAGTTAATACAGTTACTACTTCTATTGACGGAGAAACTGCACCATACTTTGATAGAAGTGCAACTACTCCAGCTGCTGCTCTAAATGAGATTACTGCTAGAGTTAAGGTAAGTAGATACTTCGGTCTACATAGAGTAGAAGCTAGAGCTAGAAGTGCAACAGGAACAATAACACATACATCAACTAACAGGGAATTAATTGTAGAAGGAGAATCTTAATGCAGAAAGTAAAGAAGTATTTTTGGAATATTCTTATATCTGTTGACCAATTTGCTAATACAATATTCTTAGGCGACCCTGATGAAACTATATCTAGTAGAATGGGTAAGAAAATAAGAGAAGGAACTAGAGGTAGAATTCCATTATGGTTATGTAAAGCATTGCATATAGTAGATAAGAACCACTGCACTAATAGTATTGAAGAAGAGGAAGGTAAGGATAATGTCTAGGATGTTAAGTGATGAGGATATTAAAGCCATTGCTGATAAGTTAACAGAGTATAGTGGACTTAGTTCAGCAGAGCATAGAGACCATCACGAAGCACTTACCTTGTTTATACAAGAAAGAAGACAGAAGATGGAAGATTGGGCTAAGATTAGACAACAGGTTAGCGGTTGGCTTATCATTGTAGTACTGGGAGGTATTGGTACTATTGTGTATAACAGTGTAATAAGAGGTGAGTCTACTAAACAGCAGTTGGAAAGGAAGCAGTAATGGCGCAAGTAAGTTACAGAGCTAATCTAGGTGCATCTACATTCCCATTCTTATCTGAGAATCAGGGACAGAGTATTATTGTTAAGCAACAAGATAATATGTATATCCCAGCAGTTGAGAGTGGAGGTAGAGATAACCAAGATGTAGGCATTCCACAGATATACTACTGTCATAATGTACTACCTACTAGTCAAGGCTATAGCTCTGTAGGCTATTCAAGAGTATGTAATGCAGTAGCTGGTGAAACAGGATTTAGTACTGTATTTGTATTAAGAGATAGTTCTGAGAATAAAGCGTATTTCTGTCATACTACAAATAACAAGAATTTTGTACAACTTCCAGGTAGTAGTACATGGTTACAAATTAATAGTATTGCAGGTGCAGCTAACAAGCTTACAACAGTTGCACTAATTAGTGGAGTTACTTATATCTACTTTGCTAATATTGGTTGTTATCGCTATGACTTCGCATCTAATCTCTTAGTACCAGTAACACTTAATGGACTTACGCCTAGTGCTGTTATTGGTATTACTACTACTGCTGGTTACATGATTGCTTGGACTGCATCAGAGATAGCATGGAGTAGTACTATTGATGCTACAGACTTTGAGCCATCTCTTAGTACTGGTGCAGGTGGTGGTGGAGTAGAAGGTGCGAAAGGCTCTATACAAGTATGTATTAACACTATTGCAGGCTTCATTGTATATACTACAAGTAATGCAGTAGCAGCTTCCTATAGTGGTAATAGTAGATACCCATTTAACTTCAGAGAGATTGTAGGTGCAGGTGGACTTGCTAATCCTGAACTTGCTTCAGCTGATGGTAACAGTAGTGCTCAATACGCTTATACTACTTATGGTATGCAATCAGTAGGTATTCAACTGGCGCAAACTGTACTACCTGATGTAACTGACTTTATTGCAGGTAGCTATTTTGAAGACTTTGATGACTTCACATTGCAATTCAGTAGACAAGTACTTACTGGTACTATGCAAAAGAAACTCACACTTATATCTTCACGATATCTTATTATCTCCTATGGAGTTAGTAGTCTTACTCATGCACTTGTATATGACATAATACTTAAAAGATACGGAAAGCTTAAGATAACTCACACTGATTGCTATGAGTATAATCTTTTGAATCCTGAGATTATTGAAACTCCTAAGAAGTCTATTGCATTTGTACAAGCAGATGGTACTGTGTTCTTACTAGATACTACCTTTGGTGCAGCTAACTCTTTTGGTGTACTGCTTCTTGGTAAGTATCAGTATGTAAGACAGAGAATGTTGGCGCTAGATACTGTGGTACTAGAGAATATACAAACTAATAATGCTTTTGCGCTATATGCTCAACCAGCTATTGATGGTAAGAATGTAACTACAGAAGCTGGATACCTACTTGAATCAGATGGATTACTTAGAAAGTATGGATTTAGTACAGTAGGTACTAACCAAAGTCTATTATTCTTCGGAGGGTTCTCACTTGTATCACTTGTTCTTAACTTTCATGTGCATGGTAGGAGTACATAATGGCTGGTAATCAAGGTCAGTTTAGTACTAACTTAGGGCTACCAGTACTTCCTGGAATTACTGATGCAGACCCTAGGCTGTATAATGAGTTCCTACTAGTATATAATGCACTTAGGTCTTTAGCTGTACAGCTAGATAGAGCTACTGGACTAGAGTTTAGAGATGAGATATCACAAGCACAATACAAGGTAGATGGTGCTCAGAATACTTATATAGTAGGTAACATGAGTAAGTTCTATCTTATAGCTGGAGAAGCTCTTACATTTGGACAGTTCGTTCATGTATTTACTAATGGTAAGGTATATAAAGCTAGAGGAGGAATTGGTAATCTTAACAGTGTGAATAGAAAATGTCATGGTTATTGTTCTAGTGAGTCAGTAGCAGCAGAAGATGTAGTAGAGGTTAGTACCACTGGAATAATTAAAACTAGTGGATTAGTTACTGGTGCAGGGTATAATTTATATCATAATGCTAATATAGTAGATTCTGGAAGTAATAATGAAGGAGTTATACAGTATATAGGACTTGCTATAAGTACTACAGAGTTACTAGTACAGCCATCTAGGGATTGGTATTATATTAATGGTACTGACCCTGCTATAATATACATGGGTGAGAGAGATGGATAGTTTACAAACATAATAGAAAGGAATTAGTACTATGAGTAACAAATTAGCAATGATTATACCTAGAAATTTATCTCCACACTTCACTTATAAAGAAGCTATTGCATCTCAGATAGCTGCTAGATATAAACTAGATAACAGTATTCCAACTAAGGAACTGCTAGATGCAGCTATTAATACAGCAAATAACATGGAACTAGTAAGAACACTACTAGGTTCTAATCCAATAAGAGTAAGTTCTTGGTTCCGCTGTATTGCACTTAACCGCTTTCTAGGTTCTAAAGATACTTCCCAACATACTAAGTGTGAAGCAGTAGACTTTGACTGCGACTCTTATGGTACTCCACTAGAGATAGTAATAGCTATAGTTGAATCTGATATTAATTTCGACCAAATAATTCTAGAACACGACTGGGTGCATATCAGTTTTAAAATCGTTGCTAGCAATAATAGAAGGCAAGTGTTAACATTACTTAGTAATGGCAGATATGCAAAAGGTATAACTAACAAAGTAGGAAAGGCACATCCAAAATGGGTATCTTAAAGGAAATACTACCAACTATTGCTACTGCACTAGGTGGCCCACTAGCAGGATTAGCAGCAGAACTAGTATCTAAAGCATTAGGAGTTCCTACTAAAGACCCTAAAGCATTAGAAGGAATATTAGCTGGTATGCCACCTGATAAGTTAATACAACTTAAACAGATTGAATCAGACTTAAAAGTTAAACTAGCACAACTAGGTTATGAGTCTGAAGCTAAGATTGAGGAATACAATGCTAGAGCATTAGAAGCAGTTAATGCTACTATGCAAGTAGAAGCTGCTAGTGAGCATTGGCAGACTTATAGCTGGAGACCATTCATTGGTTTTACCTTTGGTCTATATATTGCTAGTATGTTCATGTTACCTTTATTTGGAGTTACTCCAGTGGTAATGAGTCCTGACTTAGTAATAGCAGTAGGTGGTATACTTGGAGTTGCTAGCTGGTTTAGAGGTCAGAAGCAATTAGCAGAAACTAAATCTTAACACTATATTATAAAGGAATAGATATTATGAATCAAAATAACTTAACTACTAGCTACCAAGATACACTAATTGCTAATAGGTTAAAACGAATAGAAGCTTGGAAAAAAGGTCCAATGATACCAGCACCATTGAGACTTAATAATACTGCATATACTATTGGTACTGGTGAGATTCCAGCTAACGTAGTTAGATTTGCAGATGGTACTCACTGGATATTAGCCACAGCAGGTACTACTGATGCAGCAGAACCAGTAGCTACTCCTATGGGCAGACCATTAACTGATGGTAGTTGTGTATGGTATCAAGACCAGTGGAGAACTGATAAATTAGCGGAAGGTGCGCCAACAGTTAAACCTGTTACTGCTGCACAACTTGCTGGTGAAGGACTTATATTTACCCGCTTTGCAGTAACTTCTGGCTTACCATTTGTAGTAGATTCAGAAGATGTTATTGTAGGTTCATTTAGTACTAACTACTTAAGTAGTTATAATCAAGTAGTTAACTTTAGTGGCGGTGGTAACTCCACTGGTGATGTAGTAGGTACTAACGCTGCTGGATTTAAAGGTGGAGTAGCTTGTACTAGAAGTTTTGCATATGACAAAGCAGCTCATAGTGAACTTACATTTGATGTTACTGACCATAAGTTCTCTTTAGGTTTCCATAACTTTGGCGCTCAGGCAATGGTAACTATTGATGGTAGATTAGTACAAGGAGAACCTAGTAGGTTTACTGTTGGTGGCGATGCTGGTCTTATCTATGACTTCAATGGCGAGTTCAAACGTAGAACTATTACAGTACCTGCTGCTGCACAATTCAGAGGTGTAGGACTTACTGCTAAAGGTTTCGTAAGTGCAACTCCTAAAGGTAATGATACTATGTTACTTCTAGCTGATAGTTATGGTTCTACTAGTAATCCATCATTATTCTTAATGGGAGTCATGGGATACCATCTTAAGAAAGAACTTGGCTTAAGTGGTATGATTAACTGCACTAGTGGTGGTACTGGGTACTTTAATAAAGTCACTGCACAGCAGTTAAATATGTTAGAACGATTAAACAATGTAGATAACATTGCTGCTTGGACATACTTAAATCCATCTCATATATTATTTGCTATGGGTAATAATGATGTAAATCAGAATGAAAGTAATGCCAGATATTACATGAGAGCTAGTTGGGAGAAAGCTAGAGGACTATTTCCTAATGCTAAGATATCAGTATGGACTTGTCATGGTGGTAGTACTGGACCTAGTGCTGGTACATTTGCTATGGGTGCTGCTATTAGAGCAGAGTTCAGAGCTTGGAATGACCCTAATAGTAGATTGATTGATATCTTAGGTACTTCTGCTGCACAGTCTATTGTGAGTGGTACTAGTAGAATTGACCTAGCTATCAATGCTGCTGAGAATGTTAGTTTTGTTGGTGGTTTTAATGATAACGCACATCCAAGTCCATTCGGTGCAAGGTACTTAGCTCAAAGATTAGCACAGTACATAAATGCAGCATGGAATGGTGAGTACTAAGTAGTTAAGTATAGAATCTAAAGGACTAAAGGACTAAAGGAGAATATTATGGCGCAAGAAGTAGTAGCAAAGAAAGATAAGAAGTCGGGTAATCCATTAGGTAGTATTGCTGAAATCCTAGCATCTGCTGGACAGATTAATACTATCTTCAGTGGACAGGAACAGACTACTAGACAGAGTGGTAGTACTAGAACTAGTGGTCTTGATATCAGTCAACAAGGTATTGATAAAGTAATTCAAGATATATTAGAAAGTACTCAAGGACTTAGTGCAGTATCTAGTGGTCAACGTGGCGCTGGTTTGTATAATAGTACCACTAATCAACAATTAACTAATGACCTCCTCACTAGAACAGGTGGAGAAGCAGCTAAGTTATCAGCTAAAGAAGTTACTACCCAAGGTCCTAGTACTACTACAACAGTAACTCCTCCTAGTCTTGATATTGGTACAGCACTTCTTGGTACAGCTGCTACTACTATTGGTAAGAAATTATTCGAAGGTGCTGCTGATGGTACTATTCAGAACGCTAGTGGATTCATTGATGCACTTGTTAGTACTCCATCACTTAGCACAGCTAGTAGTGGACTAGGCTTCATTGATAGTGCTGTTAGTAGCGGTGGTGTAGGAGATTTAATTGGTGGTGCATTTGGCGGTGGTAGTGACTTAATAGGAGAAGTATTTGGTGGCTTAGATTTCTTAGGAGATGCTGGTGGCGCTTTTGGTGGACTTCCTATTGCTTCTATTGGTTTAGACCTATTATCTGGTGACCCTGAAGATGCACTAGGAGGCGCTGCTGGATATCTAATAGGTAATGCGTTACTACCTGGTATTGGTGGTCCGCTTGGTTCACTAGTATCAGAAATACTTCCTGTTGGTGATATCTTTGATACAGTAGGTAGTTTATTTGGTGGACTCTTCGGTGGTTCAGTAGTATGTACAGAACTATTAAGACAAGGTAAGATGAGTAAGTACTTATATACTACTGATATTATCTATGCTAGAGACCATATGTCAGCAGAAACTCTTAATGGATACAGATACTGGGGTATCCCATTAGTACGATTGATGAGGAGAAGTGAGTTAGTATCAAATATAGCAGCTTGGTTTGCTGTAGCACGAGCACACTATGTAGTATCTCTATATGATGATGGTTTCTATAATGCTAAACTAGCACGCAGAGGTAAGATTATTAATGCAATTGGAGTACCACTATGCAATATGATTGCAGCAGTAACTACTCCTAAAGATTGGTCAGTACTTTATACAGGTGGAAAGGTAGCATAACATGGCAGTAGCATCAGTAGCAGATATACTAGGAAGTCTAGGGGCATCAGCAGTTAGGTCTGCTGGTGATTCTTCTGCTGTTAATGATATAGCAGATAACCTTAAAAGAGTTAAGGAAGATGAAGCAACTCAAATGCAACGAGCTTCTAAAGATGCAGAACTAGTACGTATGACTGAACAGCAGGGTCAACTTAACAGACAAGCTGCTAATGCTAGAGCTAAGCAACAACTTAATGTTGATGAAGTTATGGCTACTGTTGCTACTCAATTGCATAGTGAGTTCTTAAAGGCAGAACAACTTGATAAGACTATTCAACAGAAAGAATCAGTAGGATTCTTTGATAATCCATTTGAATACATTATAAATCAAACTACTATCAATGATGATATAGATGCTTATAATGCTACTGCTGATTCTATCAATAGAAAAACTGGATACATAAAAGAAGTACAGAATCTTACTCAGGAAGCAGCGCAGACTAACTTAGCTACTATGGAAACAGTAAGTGAAGCTAGTGCTGCTGCTAGTGCTAGAGTAGCTGGTATGGAATTCCTCACTAGAGCTAATGATGCAAAAATCGCAGCTGGTACTATAGACCTTAATAGAATCAATCAACTATCACAAATAGATAATAACAGATTAGACCTGTTATTAAAACAGAGACAACAAGTTAACAGTGAAGAAGACCAAGCTATGCAACGAGCTAACTTTGCTGCTGAGCAGAAGGAACGTGCTATCAGACTTGCACAGTTCCAAGAAGATGCTAAGGATAAAAATAAGAAGCGAGAAGTAGAAGCTAAATACTTAGCTATTGCTAATGCTGGTGCTAAAGTACTTGGTATTAGACAGTTCAGTTCTACTGAGGACTTTGAAATCTTTAGGAGAGCTAATAAGGATGGTAAAGAGAAAGCTGATAGATTACTTGATGTAGGTTACCAAGTATTAGATAGAGAGACTACTGGTAAGCAGATTAAACTAGGTGACTCTCCAGCAGATATTGGTAAGTTCCTAGTAAATACTAGAGGTACGCTTGCACCTACTCAGCGCAAGATACAGGAACTTATAACTAGTACCCATCAAGGTGTAGCTAGTGGCACTCTTAGTGGAGTAGATAAAGGTGCTAGTATTGACCTAAAGAACCCAGCAGCAGTTACTGCACAGGCTAATAAGTTAATTGGTATAACAATAGAAACTATGCAGAAAGATAGTACAGCAGATAGAGAGAAGAATATCTATGCTACTCCTACATTATCTAGTGTAGCTGCTACAGTTCCAGCAATTAAGAATAATAACCTGTATATTAAACTGATTGAACCACAACTTAAAGTACTTGGTGATAAGCCAATTAACCCACAAGAACTAATTAATCAGACAGCAGTAGCTATGAAGAATAAAAGTATTACTTTTGCTGAAGGTGTACAAGGACTAGAAAGACTCTTTGGTGCAGCAGTAGTAACTAACAATGTACTTAACTCTTATGAGAGTGTAGGACTTCCAGCACAGAAGAAACTAAATGCACCTTATAAAGCATCTGATGCTATACCATTCTACAGTACTAAGACTAGAGACTTCGCATCTCCTACAGATGTTAAAGCTGCATTAGTAGCTAGACTTACTGCTATGGAAACTGAAAGAGGTGCTGACCCTGCTAGTGCTCTAAATACTTTTGAAACACTTATCTCTAGCCCACAAGTAAGGAATTAATACTTATGTCATTACTAGATGAATTGAATACTAGAAATACTACAGCTATACAATCAGGACAGCCAGCAGAAGAAGGCTTTGCAGAACTTCCTGATTACCTAGTTGCAGCAGATTTACATAACCAAGCAGGTGATGGTGGATTTAGCTTCTTTGACCCTAGTACTTGGGAACAAGGACTTAGTGATGCTAAGAGTTTTGTTGCTACTAGTGTTATCAGTGGCGGTGCTAGTATCTATAACAGCGGTGTAGCTATCAGTAACTTCTTTGGTAATGATGCAGAGGAGATAGATATTGCTGCTGCTATTGCTGATATTGATTCTGACTTAGGTTTCTACTATGAAGATAACAAGCAAGCAGTAGATTTAGCTGGCTTCATTGCTACTAGTCTTATCCCAGGTACTCTTGGAATTAAAGCACTTAATGCTGCTAAAGCAGGGTATGTAGGTAAGACTATGGCAGCAGCTACTAATCTGGCTGTGCCGAATACAGAGATACTAATAGCGAAAGCGGCTAAGGAACTAGCGCAGTCTCAGGCAGTCTTTTCTAATCTAAATGCAGGAGTACTTAAGGCTTATGGTGCAGGGTTACAAGCAGCTGCTGTTGAATCTATAGTAGCAGAAGTAGCTGTAACTGCAACTATGTTTAGAAGTCCTATACTAGAGAACCAAGATATAGGAGATTTAACTGCTAATGTATTTACTGGCGCACTCATAGGTGGTGCTATCGGCGGTGCATTTAATGCAGCCAAAGTATTCGGTGGTATTAAGAACAAGCTAACTCCAGTAGATGATGCACTTAAACCAATACAACAACAATCAGCATTACCTGATAGCTTCTTAGAAACTGATAAAATATTAGTAGCGCTAGGGGATAGAGATAGAGTAGCATCTGCTACTGTTGTATCAGACTTACTTGAAGAAGCTACTATTACTAGAGTAAGAAAGAATACACTTCAAACACTAGAGAATGAAGTAGGTATTCAAATGCAGAAGTTTGCTGGTAAGGATGCAGAACTAGCGAATCTAATGACTTCATCAATAAAAGAGATTCCTACAGATGTAGCACAAAGCTCACTGTTTGGTGCTACTAGAATGGGAAGGATTGCGACTAGACTACCTGAAGAAACAATCATAGCTAAGGAAATGAAAGAGATAGGACTAGCTAACTTGGATGATTTGAATGCACCAGTTAAGACTCCTAGTCGCGCTATTGGTTATGTATCTCTTACAGGAGAGAATAAAGGTAAGGTACTATGGGAAGCACCAAAGGTAACTACTCTTGGTGACCAATTCGCTAGTGCCAATGACATAGTACGAGCAGCTAAGAATGAAGGATTCTCTATATCTAAAGTGTGGAGTCCTACTAAATCTAGCCTTAAGAGCGCACAACTACGAGAAGTATGGGTAGATAAGTTCGCTAAGATAATTCCTAAGATGGTAATTGGTGAAGATGATATCCCACTTCTTGAGAAGTACTATAGGACTGTACTATCTCCTCCACAAGGAGGACTGGAACTAAGTATTAAAAACGCCAAAGGTCAAGTTACAGTACTTACTAATACTCAAGATATGCTTGCACATATAGTTAACAAGAAAGAAACATTAGCAAAGAAACTACTACTTGAAGAAAAGCTAAGTGTAGAAGAGATTGCAGCTAAGTTGAATGTTAAACAAAGTATGCTTGAAGGACAGAAAAGTGCTATTGGTTCTAAAGATATGAAAGATTACTTTGCTAGACAAAGTTATCAAGAATCTTATACTAGAGACTTAATTGCTAAAGGTGAGTGGAAGTCAGATAAAGGATTATATCCTATAGGATTAGAACCTAAGTATGCTAAAGTAGCATATGATACTACACGCCTAGAAGCTATTGATGGTAATGTACTTAATGGTATGGTAGATATTCAGCAGAAATATAAGCTATACATGCAAGGAGTTGATAACGCTATATCTAATGCACTTGGTGATGATGATTTGTATAAACAACTATTCACACTATCTGATGATGATATCCTTAAGGCTAACAGGTTTGGTTCACAGGCATCATTCTTAGGATTCAATAACAGTAACTATGATTCACTAGGTTCTAAGACTCAGTTCTTAGGCGCAGTAACTGCACGTATTACTAACAAGTTTAAAAACGCCACTAGTGATGCTATAAATCCGCTAGGACTTCAACTGCTATCCAAGCCACAAGCAGCTATAGAATTTGCAACTATCAATCAGGCAGTAAGTAACAGTGGTGAAGCATACATCCTAAGAGGTAATGCACTTATCCCTAGAAGGCTACAGCAGTACTTAGATGATATTGGTACAGGTAAGCCTAATGTAGTAGAACCTAAGTTTGCACCTAATACTAAATTAGAGATTCCTATTGATAACCCTGAGACATTGGAAGCAGTTAGAACTCATATTAATGTGAATGGTTCTAGATACAGCAAGGAAAAGGCTCTTAGAGCTGCACAGGGGCTAGAGCATCATGTAGATAGCCAATATACATTCTACCCTATTAGAAAGGATTACAGGGACTTTAAGTACTACGCATTTGTAACAGATGAAAAGATAACTGGTACAGGACATAGTAGTATGATTCATGCTAATAGTCCTGAAGCATTAGAAGCATTGATTGCTAAAGTACCTCCTGAACTTAAGGTTATTACTGACAAGCAATCTAAGGACTTTTTTAAAGCTAAAGGTGAATATGACCATGCTAGAACTCTTAATGAGAACTACATTGATACTAAGCTAAAAAGAGCTGGTGTTGATAGTGACTACTTTGTACAGACTGACCCACAGAAGATAGTTAACACATGGCTTGAACAACATCACAGACAAGACAGTGTTCTTGCTAAGGAGTTAGTACGTGCTAAGAATGAAAAGCAGTTTTTAGAACTAGAGAAACTAGGTCAGCAATATACTAATGTAGCTACTAGTACTAAAGGCGGCTCATCAAGAGCAGTAGAAGCAACTGTTAATAACCCTTATGAGAACTACATTAAGACTGCACTTAATATTAGTACTGCTAATGAGCAACCACTGCTATCTGGATTTAATAACCTGATGGATAGAGGTTTTACTAAGATAGTAAATGCTTTAGATAGTGCATTACCTTCTGTAGGTAAGGTAGATGACTTAGCTCTTATTAATGAAGCACTAGAAAAGTACGGTGCTAAGAGTGGTTACTATGATGCAGCTACTAACTTGTATGCTAATGCTAGCTCTAATAGAGGTGCGCTAGGTAAGTTCGTACGAAATGCTAATGCTATGATTGCAACTCTCACTCTCCGTACTGACCCATTCAATGCACTTACTAATGCTATTGGTTCTAATGTACTACTTGGTGCAGAGACTCAATCAATTCTTCGTGCTATTAAGAGTGGTAATAGTAATGCAGTAGGTAAGCTAACTGCTCTGTCTAAGGTTAAAATTCCACAAGTAGAAGCAATGCTTACTAGTCCTCAGAAACTTATAGCATCTGCATACAAGGAATTCATTACAGGTAATGTAGATGACTTAAAGGCTTTTTATAAAGCTAACGGCTGGTCTAGTAATGTAATGGAACAAATGAGAAGTATGGTTGATGACCTTACTATTACTGGTAGTGAGAGTGAAGTAGTACTAGCTTCTAAAACACAAGCAGCTTTTGCTAAGTTTAAATCACTAGCAGATAAAGCAGAAGTAGCTACAGGTAACAGACTTGCTGAAGATATGAATAGATTCGTAGCAGCTAGTGTTGCTAAGAAGTTTACTGATGCTGCGGAGGAAGCAGGAATCTTTAATCCATCTGATAGTCTTGCTATGATTAATACTTTTGTTAATCGCACACAAGGTAATATGTTAGCTTCTCAGAGACCATTGATGTTTCAAGGTGCAGTAGGTAATGCACTAGGTCTGTTTCAAACATATCAAGTTAACTTGATGCAACAACTATTCCGCTATGTTGGTGAAGGTTCTGCTAAAGATGCTGCTATGCTCTTGGGATTACAAGGTACTATCTTTGGTATGAATGGCTTACCAGCATTTAACTTTATGAACACTCATATAATTGGTAATGCTAGTGGTAATACTCAGCATAAAGATTTATATGATGCTACTTATGGAGTTGCTGGTAAGGAACTAGGAGATTTTCTGATGTTCGGTGCAGCTAGTAACATGCCTAAGATAGCTAATATACTTCCATTTGTAGATGGAGTTAGTGGTGTTAACTTATACACTAGAGGTGATTTGAACCCAAGACATCTAACTATTGTACCTATTAATCCAGTAGACTTCCCACTTACTAATGCAATATCTAAACTATATACTAATACTACACAGCTCATGAGTAATATAGTAGGTGGCGCTAATGCAGTAGAATCTATTACACAGGCGCTAGAACACAATGGATTCAGTAGACCTCTTGCTGGACTAGCACAAGTATCACAAGCATTTAGTAGTCCTAATGGTCAGGTATATACTACTGATAGTAAGAGTAATATGCTAGCATCAAATGACCTGTTTAGTGTTAGTTCCTTAATTCGCTTGAGTGGTGGTAAGCCTCTTGATGAAGCTGTAATTAGTGATAGGTTCTTTACTTCTAAAGCCTATGAAGCTAAAGACCGAGCTAGGATGGATGCACTAAGAGAAAGAATTAAGACTAGTGTTATACAAGGTAATACACTAGGGGAGAATGAGTATGCTGAGTTTGCATATCAGTATGCTAAGATAGGTGGTAAAACTAAGAACTTTAACAAGTTTGTTATGAATCAATTTACTAATGCTAATACTCCTGCCGCTCAAAGGATAGCTGGTGAACTAGCTAATCCAATGGCGCAGAAGATGCAAGAAGTAATGCAAGGTAGACAACTTACTAGTCCTTATCCAATAGAAGATACTACTACTGAATAGAGCTAGAGGGTGCAGTACTTATGTATATTGCACCTCTCTTATCTCTAAGTCGTTTCCACAGTAACTCTGCTATAGCCTCTAAATCACTAGGAATATAATAGTCATCTAACATCACATCACAGTACGCTGCAATTTGCGCTAGGCGTACTTCAAACTCATTAGCTTCTTGATTCTGTAATAGCTCTACTAACTTTGGATGTTCTGCTACTTCTCTATTTAGAGCTATATAACTATCAGGAAAAAATGCTAGTATCATAGCCATTTAATATCTCCTATCTTTGTTATCTGTTGATGTTCTACAAAAGACACAAGTCTTATGAGCTTTAACTATTGTGTAATTAAAAGTATCTACCATACAATCAGGTAGCCACATCCCCCAAGTATGTATTCCTAATCTACACTTTAAGAACCCAAACTTCCTAATTAGATAATATTTAACTTGGCTCATATTACCCACAATTAATACCTTCCTCTCTTAGTACATTTAATAGGTTAGTTAATACTGTTGCTTGGTACTTAGCATCACTTAGTGCATCATGCTTAGATAGATTTACTACTCCCACTACTGCTTGTGCATACTGCTCAGGGAATAGAGTACACAAGGTTCTATAGCATAGCTCATTCTTGAAACTCCAAGGTGGTGTAATAGAGCAGTAGTCAAATGCATTCTTTATAACAGGAATATCAAAGACTGCACCATTGGAATATATTGCTATGTTCTTAGCACCATGGTCTGCCTTAACTGCTTGTAACCAGTTATTAAAACTAAGCATTGCATTTGTAATCTTAGTAGTACCACTAAATGCTTCTGCTCTAATATGCTCATCTTGCTGACTCCACCAGTTAAGAGTACTAGAAGATACATCAAATGCACCTTCTATTAAATCTTCTGTTTGGTCTAACTTCTCATAGAACACATCTTGCACTTCATCTGATGTATCAAATGTACAAGCACCAATACTAAGAATCCTAGCATTAGGCTTAAGTGATAGTGTTTCTAAATCTAGCATTACTTTTAATGTATCCATGTTATTTTCCTATATCCTTTTCTTCAGGGGTTAATAAATCATAATCTACCCAAGCAGATGCTTGTGTATCTTGTACTACTCTCTTAGGTAAGAAGCCACCATTAACTGATTGAATCTTACCAGCAAGTTTAAGAGAAGCCATCATCTCACCTAGTTCTCTAATACCTGATACATCTCTTAATACTTGAGCATGTAACTTAGGTATGTCTATTGGCGAGGTAGCAGCTTCTAGTATCTGCATTATCTTATGAACAACTTCAGAATTTCTTGCCCTACCAAATTCACCAAGAGCGCGAGGCATAAGATGTTCGGTATGAGTAAGAACAGTATTGGCGTATATAACATCCTCTGTAGTAATTTGGTTGTGTCCATTACCAGTGGTTGAGTCTTTATAAAGTCTGCAAGCAGAATGTATAAGACAAAGTTTAAGCAAATGAGTGAACCTACGATTGCTATAAGATTCAAAGCGTACATCATCTATTCCTTTCCAAGTTGTATAAATAGTATCTAGTGCTTTCTCTGCATCAGGAGTTAGTGTTACTTCTCCTACTGCATTGATTTTAATATTAACTAGTGCATCTAGTATTGCCTTAGTCTGTGCTGTTGTTGGAGGTACTGGAAATGCTATCTTCTTACCACTACTTTCTCCATAGATTAGTAGTATTCTTGAGAAGAATCCTTGTCCAAGAATTTCAGGAGGAAAAGCTAAGGAGAATCCTGTAGGTGTATTACCGCCAAGAATACTAACAGTAGGATTAGGAATAGCTACACTAACACCATTCTTAATTCTATTCTTATATACACCTTCAAAGTCCCATAGAGTTCCTAGCAGTGATACGAACTCAATACCATTATTACCAAAGAAGTCATTGAACTCATCAGCAGCTATGAACAGTTCTCTATTACCTATTAAGTTATCTTCATCTTCTTCCTCTCCTAAGTTCTCATCTAAGAAGTTGCTACCATTAGAATCCTTAGTAGTTTTGTGTCCTGCTAAGTCTAATAGAAACTTCTCCTTAGTAGTTTTATCTGCGGCAATGGTGTCATAACCTACTTGCTTCAGTAGTCCTTTAGCTATTTTAATACTCGTAGACTTCCTAGTTCCAGGAGTTCCTAATAGCATACAGTATGTATTAGGAACTAATGTTTGGTGTCCGAATTTAAAATAGTAATTTCTACCTAGTAATGCACCAATACTAGTAATCATTGACCACCTATGAAAGAACTTAGGCGCTTCGTTGTTACTAGTATAATCTAGATATAAAGAAAAGAAGTCATCTTCCTGTGACATTAGTTACCTTGCAATTCTTCTTTAATAGATGCCATTGATTGTTCACCGAGTTCTTTCATATCTTCGTTAGAGAGTCCTAGTATTCTTAAGATAAGAGTACTTAGTGCTATACTTCTGCCAATGCCAGTGATAAGATGCGGTGCTATCTCTGTTAGTTGTCCTGTCTTTTGAGTACTAGCTATAGAAGATAGTACTGCCAGTTGTGCTTCATTAAGAGATACGAATAGTACTCTTAATGTATTAAGTTCTTTTTCTGTAAATTCTTTTGCCATTATATTTCACTCCAGTATTTAGCACCCTTACCATCTTTACCAGCTTTAATATCTGCTGGTACTATATAAGTGTAAGTGACGCCAGTGGTTGATTTAATTGTTAAAGGTATTTCCATTCTCTTGCGTACTTCTTCTGCATAGTACTCCTTTCCTTCTTTAAATTGAAATAATAAACTATCATGGATTTGAGCATTTAATACAAACTCATCTGCATGAGGTATTGCTAGTTCATAAAATACTTTCATGAAACCTTTGTTTAGTTTCATAGCATTAAGACTTTGTGGACAGTGTGCTACTAGTGCATTAAGATGCATCTTATTAGTTCTAGGATTACCAAAACAGTAGCGAGTCCAGCCAGTAGCACCTACCAGTAGCCTAGTCTTAGCTACTGTATTAATAACATATTCATAGTATGATTTCTTAATCATAGGATAAGTCTTATGGAATGTATCAAGTAAGTACTGTGTTACCTGTGCGCTAGTCCAAAACTTAGGAAGTCCTAATAGCTTCTGTGCCATCCATACCTTTTCTTCTCCCATAGTATCTACCATTACATACTTACCCATATTATAAGATGCACCATGATTAGTATTCTTAGCTAGGTTTCTAATAGGAGTATTAAGTACTTCTTTAGTACTATCATCATACAGTTGCTCATATGGTATACCAAAGAAAGCAGAAGCGTTAGTACAGTGGAAATCTTTAGTAGATTCTACTGCTGCAATTAGCGCAGTATCACCACTGATATAAGCAGTATCTCTACTCTCTGCTTGCTTTAAGTCACACTCTGCTATCCTATAATTAGGAAAAGCTGCTAATGTACTCTTAACTATCTTACCTCTAGGTATGTTCTGTATCTGTAGTCCACACCAGAAATGATGTTCCATACTAGCTAGTCTACCAGTATCAGTACCCCAAGGAGTTAAGCTGTATAGTATTACATCCTTATACTCTTTACCAGCTACTAGATAAGTACTAAGAAGTTTTCTTATCTTTCTTAGCTCTAGTATAGTGTTAAGTATTCTACTATTAAGTGGATGTTTCAGAGCCGCCTTTTTCAAAGCTGTTTCATCACTACTCTTGATATCAGTACAACCTAGTATGCGGAGTAGTTCCATTACCTGCTTAGAACTATTAGCATTGAAGTTTGGTACAGTCATTGCTTCTAGTTGTCTTTGCTTCTCTACTCTTAGTTCTTCTTGCTTGTTATATGCTTCTTCTAACTTAGCTTTATCTCTTAGTATGCCAGTCATTTCACACATATGACATGGGAATACAAGAGGAAACTCTTGCTTGTAGTTTTCTTTCGCCCAAGCTGGTGCTTCTAATAACCATAGCATAGCTACCATTAATGTATGCCATGCATCTAGTGCATTGTATTTGTAGTACTCATAGCGGTCTTGTGTTTGCGCTAGGTCTTTCCAGTAGAAAGATTCACGTATGAAGAAAGAAGCAATAGCATCAAGAGACTTAGGTAATTCACTGTACCAACAGTGCATCATAGCAGCAGTGTCAAATAGATAATTATGCAGTGGTGCATTATACATAGCTAGATATGCTATATCATACTTACCATTCTGTAGTACTTTAGCTGGCTGTATGTAGTTCAGTGTGCGCATCCAAGCTACTGCTTGCATTGTATCCATTGGTAGTACATAGCTCATACATACTCCACTAGCAGTAATACCTGTATAACCTATACATTCTATTCTTGGCGGTGCTGGAGTAGTTTCTATATCTACTGCTACTAGCATACAGGAAGAAAGAAATGCCAATGCCTCAGTATAATTTTCTGTAGTTATTAGTGTCCATGAGAACTTAGGCAGATTCTTCCACTTGGAAGGAGTAGTAAGTTTAGAAGCATACCTCTTAGTTAGAAACTCACCATAAGGTACAGTTACTAGTTGCTTAAGAGGACTGATAAACACATAGGTAATACCATTCCTCACTACTAATGAGCCAGCATAATCACTGATAGCTGGTGCTTTCTTTAGTGGGAATAGTTTAGATAAAAGTTTCGGTGAAGTACTTAGTACTTTAGTTATACCATTACTCCTGCATTTATGTTCTACTTCTACTAATGTAAGAGGTTCAGTAAAAGATACACTTACAGCATTGTTACTAACACAAGGCTTTAAGCGTTGTATGTATTCTTTATCTTCGAATGTACCTAAGAAGTATATTCTTTCACCTATTGCTGTACTGGTATTATCCATGTAATGGTACTTCCACTATTTCAGGTGTATCATATATAAACATAAGACTGTTATCAGCTATGTATTGTTCTGCACTAGCTTTAGTAGCATGAGCTGATTGGAAGTGTTTACCTACATGAGTTTCATGTACGAATACTATGAAGATAGTAGATGGAGTAGTTTCTTCTTCACCTTTAAGACTTCTAATCATTTCTTCATATTCATCCATTATATTATCCTTTCATTCCATAAACTTTTTATAATCATTACTATCTCCTTTATAATTATTAATACCTACTCCATAACACAACAAGCATTGTCCGCAACAGAACTTATCTATCTCTAGGATGCTGATGTGCTACAGGCTAGATACTTTATATATCTAACTACCTTGCAAGGATTCTATTGTATTGCTGGACATAGAGGATTCTGTTCTCTATCCCAAGTTATTCCATCTGCTGATGTTGCACCATTCTTATAATAATATGTTTCTACCTCTTTAGTATCTCTATTAACATATGTATATACTAATGATAGACAAGCATCCTTACCAGCATTTACATCTTCTATTAGTGCTATATGAGGTGAGCAGTTCTTAATCTTTTCTACTGTACCACTAAGAGTCTTAGTAGGTTTATTGTTTACAAACATAAATACTTTCTTACCAGTATCAGTAGATGCAAAACATAGTAGTGCGCTAGCTTCTAATGATAGTGTTGATAAAAGTACTGCAATTAATAGTCTTGACATTTTACTTCTCCTATTGGCGGTGGTTAGTAACAACTAAAGGACTCCAGTATAAGTACTAGTGAAGTCCTTAGATTGTGTCTATCACAATATTATACTAATAAGGTGAAGTTGTACCATCGTAGTTATAAGTACTGTACTCACTAGTCTCTTGCATCACTGCTAGTAAAGCAGTACAAGCTGGATTAGCTTTAGCATATGCTTTACTCTTAGAGCAAGCTAATGTATCAGCTACATCGTACTGCTGGCGATGAAAAGCATAGCAAATATCATTGAAGCTCATACCAGTAGTACCACTGAAACTAAGAAAGAATACACTGAAAGCAGCACTATCCTGAGTTAGTATTGAACACTTGTCTACATTGGTAGTACTTGGTGCAATAGCAGTAGCAGCTGTCTTAGGAATGTTAGTACCTTCTACTACTGTAGATGCAGTAGTAATACTGTTGTCTTGCACAATACCTATCTGACCTTGTGATTGTACTTGACCTTGCGCTTGACCTAGTAATGGATGCGCTTCTGCTACTGTCATTACTATCAGTGTTACTATAATTGAAAGAAAGAATATACTACCTAACCTTACATACTTAGATTTTAACATTTGGTTCTCCATATAGAAATAAAAAGATAAAAGATATTAGAAGTAGGAACTACAAAAAGTATAGTAGTTCCTACCTTTGAGCTAGTAGTTCTTAGATACTAGATTAATGCTATTGAAACAATACCAGTGAAGTATTGTTCACGTTTCTTATCATAACGTTTCTTAGTAACTACTAATGCTTGAGCGCCATTAACTGCTTCAAACAATGCTCGCATAGTAGTTGCACCAGTAGCTTCCTTAAGACCTGCTGTATCTTTCTTAAGACTGCCTTGACCGTACTCGTTATCTAACATATAGAGAATACTAGTTTCAGCACCTGCTACTAATGGTTTATCTTCCGCTGGATTCTCTAGTTCTTCTGTACTTACTGCTACTAATGATAACTCAATAGCACTCTTAGCATTGATAGTCTTAGCTTCAAACTTAATAGTACATACGTGTGCGCCATTTGGATATGGTAAGAACTCTGGCATATCTGCTAAGTCATCTAATTGACCATCTAATAATGAATCTAATGCTGCATTTGAATCTGACATAATACTTTCCTTTATATAAAATTGATTAACTTACTTAGTTTAAATTTAACTTACTTACTTCCTTTAAGATAAGAGGCGCAATGGCTTTAGCTTGTTTTGCTAAGTCATCAAGACTGATATCATTTACTACACTTATTACCCTACCACTTTGTTGCATCAGTTCTAGTGTGGGCAATTGTTCACTAGAATGATTTGCTACACCCACATTACCAGTAGCACTAGCTCTAGTAATATGAATTATAATACCACCCTTACTATGTACCCACTGTACTTCATTGTGAAAGCGGATATCAGTAATAAGTGCTATATCTAATAACTTCTTATCTAGTTTAGATTGAAGTCTTTTAATCCAGAAATCAGTTCCAAATACATCTCTGAAAGATTCAGTACCTACTAGTTGTGCCATACCTCTAGGAGATAAGCTCCAGTATGGATGTATCTTTTCTTTTAGTTCCATATTATAGAAGCAGTTAACTGGTAGATTAAAAGCAGTAGCTGCTACTTCTTTGACTGCATCTGCTAGTGCTACTTCTTCTATGTATGCATCCCAATCTAGTCTAAGTATCTCACTGTAGATGTATTTAGCTAGAGTGTTCTTACCACTACCACTTTGTCCGCAGAATCCTACTAGTACCATAGTATGTTATCCTTTTTTGATTGTTGAAAATCTGTTAAGTAATGCAGTTGCTTGTGCGCCTTGTGTATTAGTAGTACTAACTGCTGGTGCTACCTTACCTAAGAATATACCACTCAAGTCTGCTACTGCTAGTGCTTCTAACTTAGCATCAGTTCTAGAGCCAGTAAGTATGTTCATACTGTAATCAGTTGCAGAACCAGCTACGTGCTTCTTGTTCTTAACTTCACAGTAGATAACATGGTCAAAGTACTTAGCTACACCTCTACTGAAGTTCCTAGTACCTGCTACTGGTACAATCTTCTTCTTACCATCTTCTAGTTCTGCTTCAGTTTCATGACTGATACATACTATATTGTATGGTGCTTGCTGTATGTGTGATAGTACTATATCCATTAGCTTACCTAGATTACCCCAATCATCATACTGCATCTTATAGTCATCAGGTTCACCTTTAGTAATATGAGCAATAGCACTATTAGTAAGCTGTGTGAGTGAGTCTATTACTACCACAGTGTCCGCGCCAAGACTGTTAAGATTAACATCTATAGTAGCTAGGTTATCTTTCTTACACATCTGACAAGATACTTTACCATGTGCTTCACAGATATTAACTGCACCACCTTTGATTACCTTTAGCATAGTTTCTATCGCTATAGGAAACGAGCGAGTATCAGGTAAAGATATGATATTAATCTTCTCTTGTTGTGGTGTTGGTAGTTTTAATAGAGTGGTATAACCATTCTCTAAATCAAACCATAATAGATTAAAGTGTTCACTTAACTTACCAGTAAGTTCTGTCTTACCACTCTTAGGCGGTCCAAATAGTAGTACTCTATGTACTGTACTTACTTTCTTCTCTGTTAGTTTCATTCTGTTATTTCTCCATTTGAGTTGCTATTAAATCTTGTAATGTTAGATTTACTGTAAAGGTTTCACTATTGATTTGTTCTATATGCTTATTACTAAGTTCTTTTATTAGGAACTGTGTATTCATATTACATATACCAAAGTACTCGCATGGACTGTAGTAGTTATAACAACTTTCTCCATACATAGGATAGATTTGCAGTCCTTCATACATCTTGATTAGTTCTATATCTAGTATCAGTTGCTGAATCCACTGCGCTCTTTGTAGTAATGTCTTAGCAAATGGTAGTACTTCCCACTCCATAGCCTTAGCTTTGTAAGGTAAGTATAGTACTTTGTATGAACTAATATCAGGAAAGAGATTATCTAGTACTACACTATAACCTAATGCCTGTGAGGAGTTCTTATACTGTGCTGGATTAATACTAGAAGCACTAGTGGTTTTAACTTCTAGTACAGTAATCTCACCAGTTAGTGTGTTTCTTAATACTGCATCTACGAATCCTCTAAAGCGGAATCCATCAGGACTAGTAATAGCAAATGATAGTTCTGTTGCTGGCTTGCCATCTACATATACTAGTTCGTACTCACTAAGGAATCCTGCTACACGGATAGATTCATAGAGAGAAGTTACTGCATGTACTGCATAGTAGAATGATTTAAGTTGCTTATCATTAGTAGCTGCTAAGTCACAGTCCCAGCGTAGGAACATAGCCCAAATTATTTCTTCAATACTCTTACCTTGAAATATAAGTTGTACTCCCTCACCTACTACATGACCGAAAGTAAAGGTGATAGATTTAATAGAGTTTTCTTCATCATCTAGTTCTTCTTTACCACGTAGCTTGTATAGCTGGTATTTGCGTGGGCATTCATGTAGTAGTAATGCACTACTGTATGATAGTTGTTTAAGTCTTAGGTCTATATCGCTCATGCTAGTCCTTATCAAATATTTTAACAGCTTGTATGTTCTCTATTATATTCTCTGAATCATTCAGCATAGATACCACTAGTTGTAATTGTTGTATTGTATTCTTAGGTAGTGGTACTACTTTTAATAGTGCTGATACTTCATGTTGTACTGCATACTTAGCTTGTTGTATGCTAGTAGTGGCTTTTACTAATGGATTCTTCATGGCTCTTTAGTTCCTGTTTTAATAATGCAAGTAAATCTATTTGATTACTATATGATAAGTTTGTATTTACTGACCTTACTATATGAAAGATAGTATCACTAGCTACTTGCTCATTGTATTTAATACAAAGATAGTTAAAGAGAGCAGTAGGTAATGTTGGTAATACCTTTCTTTCAGCTGGTAGTATATATGTATATGCGCCAAACCACTCTGCTATTAATCTGTAAGTATGCCAATCTACTTTTGGGTTCAGCAGTAGTAAGAAGCAGTTTATAATAAGAGAGCTACTAGTACTGAAGGAAGTAGTGGTGTTAACTGCCGCTTCGCCTTGCATACTTAGATATCATCAAGACTAATGAGTTTCTTTTTAGAGCCACTAGTAGCACTCTTGATAGCTTTAGTAGTAACAGTTTGCTTAGTTACTTTCATAAGACCACTCACAATAGTACTAATTTCTACTTCACTTAGTAGTGTTACATTGTGTGGTTGCTTAGATAAAGCTGTATGTATCTCTCTTAGTAGAGAAGGCATAGTAGGATGCTCATTATGGATAGCTTCACCTAAAGAAGTTATTTGCTTTTGTACTAGAGTAAGAGATATATCTTCTGAAAGAGATTCTACAGTTACTTGCTCTTGTACCTTAGCTTCTTGCTGTGGTGTCGGTGCTACTTGTGCGAGCTTAGCTCGTAGTGCTGCCATATCAACTGCCATTGCTAGTTCTCCCTGTAGTAATTACATTACTAGGATTGAAGTTTATATTAAGTTTATCACAAGCCCACTCGGATATTAGTATTGTTATTGTACCCTCACCAGCAGTAATAGGCATATCAGTATGCTCAAAGACTTGTTCTTTAGGTATCGCTACTGGTCTTAGTCCTATGCGTAAGTAGTAATGTGTTGGTGTTACTACATCTACTTGTGCATCCACTGGTGCATAGCGTTTGAGTACTAGGTTATTACTATCTTGTGCCATTATATATCCTCTATTGTAATCTTGTTCTTAGTAAGTTTAAATGTAATAGTATTATCTTCTTTATTAATACTGTGTGTTAGAATGTAATTGAATCCTAGTTCAGAGCATTCAAACTTAAATGCTAGGTCATGGTCTTTCTTATCTGTTACTGCCTTGATAATAGTTCTATGCTTAGCTGGCAGTGCTACAATGGTGATAGATTTATCTTGCTTAAGTCTATTCCATAGTTCCCTGTAGCGTGAGAAGTAAGGATTAGCCATTTAGTTTCTCATTAGTAATACCATCATTAGAATCTTCTCCGAAGCCTTCTCTGTTACCTACTACTTGATAGTAGATAGCTTGTTTTATAGGAGGAAAATCTAGGAATAGTTGTATGTTACCATTAGTACTGAGGGTTTTATACTGGATAGTTTTGTGCTGTATATTAGTATCACCTAGAAGTCCTGCTGATGCTAGTTGTTTAACATAGCGAGATTTATATGAGCGTAGTGTACCTAATAGATTATTAAGAGAGTCTCTATCTAGTGGTACTAGTTCTACAGTTTTGTTTTGTAGAAGTTGTTGAAAGATATCTTGTACAGTCATGATAGTAGTTCCTTTAGGAGTATCAATTATTTTATTTAGTAGCATTAGCACTCAGTAAGAGGGGGACTTTATACTAATACTACTCGGATAAAATAACTAAGAGTAGTTATAAACCGTGTTAGTTATACATCTAAGTTCTTCATTAAATCTTCATCAGTCATGTTAAGTAAGCGGTCAGCTTTCTCTGCTAAGAACTCTACACAATCAGCAAAAGATTCTGCATTAGGAGTAGATGCATACAGTGCTAACTGTTCTGATAGTTTAGCAATGATAGGCTTGTTAGTTTTAACAGAACCACTGAACTTAGCAAGGAAGATTTTAGCAGCATTAGTAACTTGCTCAGTAGTTTTCTGTGCAATAGCTGGCATAACTGCAATGTAATCTTCTGCAAATGCTTCCCAAGTTTCTTTAGAGATACCACCACCAGTACGTTCTTTAGGTGTAATGTTAGCAATGAATTCCCAAGAGATTTTTTCTAATGGTAATGTATCTTGTGAGATAGTTTCATTCTCACTAACTACTTGACGAACGTGGTTTAGTACTGTGTTACGTACTGATTCTTGTAGAAGTTCTAAGCCTTTACCACCAGCTTCAATGATTTCTAAGATTGCTTCTACTGATGCTGGTACTGGGAATGATAGTTCTACTGATGGTCTACGATTACCTAGTTTATCTTCACGAAAGTTAAACTTGTATTTAAACATATCAGGATTAGAATTAGTATCTTCATTAGTAGTAGTGGCTTGTTCCATTGCTGTAGTATCTTGTTCCATTTTAGTATTTCCTTTAAGTTAATAGTTGATATAAATAACAGTTAGATATGAGGTAGTTATTTAACTGAAAGAACATTATATATTAGGATTGCAGGGGAGTCAACCCCCCTTTTTTGTTAGTAGTAAGTCTTTATGATTAGTGGTAGTTACTAACTCCTATTAGTTTTCTAACTTACCCTTGAAGAATTCTGCTTTCTCTTGCCAAGTGTTACCATGTATGCGTTGATTAGTAATACCTTTAGTAAATGTATCAGGTTCACATATGATATATAGTTCCTCCTTTGCACGAGTTACAGCTGTATATAGTAGTTCTCTTTGTATCATAGTAGCATGAGACTTGTGAAATACACAGAATACTTTGCGCCATTCAGAACCTTGTGCTTTATGTATTGTTAGTGCATAACCTAATAGTATTGCATTAACATCAGCAGCAGTACTAACTTGATAGATAGTATCATCACCATAACGTTTATACTTTATGATATGTGATGCTTGTCTAGTTCTAGTGTCAGAGCCAGTATCACTAGCTGCTAGTTCTAGTAGTGTATCTATTGCTTCATCAGATAGTTCTGCACGTTCAAGAGTATTTACCTTGTTATCATATCCCCAATAGTTAAGAGATTTAGATGGTGTATGGTATGGTACTCCAGCATATAATGAATTTGGTTCTATGCTATGTACCATTGCATCTTCTTTATCTACTAGGATTTTATCTCCAGCAGATAAATATAGTTTTTCAAAGCCACTAATGATTTCATGTACTAATGCATCACGTTTCTTAGATAGGTGATTAGCTATGTGCTTATTAAGTTCAATAGTACCACATGCTTTGTTGAATGGTAGTAGTATTATGTCATCATCAGGATTTAGTATACCCTTATCAATAGCTTGTTTAAAGAATACAGCAATAGTTTCTAATGCATCTTCACCTCGTATTGATTTTTTCCAAGGATGTATTGTTAGTTTATCAGGTACTTTCCAGTCAGGATATTCTTCTACTGGTATAGGTCTACCACTAAGTATGCGATGTGCTAGGCGTATTATTGGTGATTCTAGTGCTTGCCTATATACTTGTGTTAGTTCTACTACTGGCAGTTCTAACATCTTGTATCCAAGAATAGCACTGCCGAATACTGGTGGTAGTTGTTGTATATCTCCTAAGAATATTAGTTGTGGATTATGTGGTATAGCTTCTAGTAGTCTATTATATAGTAGGAAGTAATCCTCTTGTTTCGGAGAACCTGCTACCATTGATGCTTCCTCTATGATGATAGTATGAATACTAGTAGATAGTGGATTATAAGAAGTACGCTTTGGTAGAAATTCCATAGTCTTCTTTAGCTTACCAGTTTCTGCATCTAGTTCCTCACTGAATACAGGAGAATATTCTAGTAGTGCATGTATGGTGATACAGTTAGCTTGTAAGTCTTTAGGTAAGCGCTTACGGATATTAGCTACTGCTCTACGAGTGTATGCTACTACTACTATACCAGCTACACCATTAGTAAGCTTACTGTGTCCATCATCAGTATATATCCCTGCTATACCTGATTGTATTAGTGCTGTGGTAACACCTTGCATACAGGTAGTCTTACCAGTACCAGCAGCACCTATTAGTACACAGCTATTGCCTTTAGTAGCAAGGTCAATGAATTGTTGCTGTTGAGCGTTGTATTCAATAGGAGTACTAGAAGTACTAGAAGTACTAGTAGTACTGGCTTCTTTTACTAGAGCTGGTATATTGGTAGGAGTAGCAGCTAGTGGTGCAGATGTTGCTTCCTTTGATGCTCGTAGTTTAGCTAGTAATTCTGTTAGCTTATCTTTAGAGATAGTAGTTTGGTTCATGGTGCTGTCCTTTTTATTAGGTGTTTCTGTAGTGCTAGTTTTATTACTGGTAGTATTACTGTTGCTCTGAATTCTACTGGACCTACTGCAAAATCTCTTGCTAGTAGTAAGAATGTAGTATCCTTAAATCTAGGAGATTCCAGTATGTAATTAAAGTAATTGATTATAATATCAGCGGTACTAGCTTGTATAACACTT